GCGGGGATCCTTCACGATCCACGGGAAGCGAGCTCTCATCACTCTCTCCATCCGCCTAAGCCCCAGGTTGTCGAGCCTGGGGTCGGCTCCCACCGGTGCCCGGAGGACCGATGGTGGGATGGAGGGAGGGAAGTAGAGAGCCATTCCGTCCTTGTTCCGCTCCTTGGGTCTCGCAAGAATCTCACAGGCCGTCCAAGAGTGGTCGGCCTTGAAGGTCTTGCGGACGTTGAGAGAAGCACCCACGGATTCGACGCGGTCAGCGTACAGGTCCAAAGCCAGACCTCCCCTGCGAGAGGAGGCTTTGACCCTGTAACGCCCCACGGCGTCATCTCCGTGAGTGAGACTCTCAGAGAACGCACTGGTGGCCCAGGCGTTCACCCAAGAGAGCACAACAAAGGACAGAGGCGTGCCCATCGGACTCCCTCGCCGGAACGACCCTTCACCGATCTTGTCGCCAAGGTCAGTGAAGCTCCAGGTCGCTCCGCCTCGCAATCCAAGACTCCTGAGAGCCATGGCTTCATCCGCAGGACGGATGAGACCACGGCTAACAAGAGCCTCGACGACTACCTTAATGCAAGCATGGGAAAGCCCGTCCGTGGCCTTGGACAAGTCCAAGGACGCGAACCTTTCGCCATGCTTGTACTGAAGACCGTTGGGAATCTCAAGGGACCCGTCCTCGATACGCCAGTGGTTGGGAGCCAACCAGCGCAACGGGGAACGGATCCACGATCCTTCTACAAAGGTCAAGCAATCGGGGACACCAATCACCCGAACTTTGTATCCGGATTGTCTGAGCGCGTGTGCCTTCATGCCAAAGGGTTTCCCCTGAGACCTGAGGTACAGCACACCCGCGCAACGATAAGATTCCCTAAGGTCCTCGGACACCCCTTGGCATGGTCTGAGAATCACTCGAGCCTTCTGCAGGCAGAAGGCACCGAGCGAGTCACCAGCCCATGGGTGGTACTTGGCCTGGGTCTCACCCCGGGCCTCGCACCCTTGTCCGAGATGTTCAAGGTAGCCGTCGACGCCACCTCGAGTGGCAGGCCACTCGAGACAACTGGAAAGCGAAGAGGGAAGCCTTCTCGGAGCCCGAACCTTGCCATTGCCACTTACGCCAGGCGTAAGAGCAACAAAGGAACGGAGAGACTCCAAGGAGGCAGCCGATGTGGGATAATCGGAGGTCGCCATCACCTTCGCGCTCTGGAGAGCACAGACCGTAGCCCTTTGAGGGGGCTCCGGGAGTGCCCGAGCGAGACGGGTGAAGGCGAAGGCGTTCTCGGGCTCGCGCACTGCCAGGTAAGTCAGCGCATCGACCACATCCCTCCGGATGCGGCACGAGGAGTTGACGAACCTCTTGGAGTGCAGGGCGTGCCCGCGAACGTTGTGACACAGCGCCTTCAACTCTTGCACGACAAATGCCAAGCCTCGGCTTGGCATCGTTGCCACTACCCAAGAGTGAAGGTGCCA